CCTAGTCCTCCTTATGGCCTCCTTGCCCCGTGCTAGGAGGATCGCACTCATTGTTCATTTCTGTCTTAACACGCTTTCATGAGATGGTGTTTTTTTGTGGCTTGATCAGCCAATACTGTTCGTCTCTTGTCTGTAACGTTAAACCAGTCCGTTCTAGCTGATTTGCGTAGATCAAACCTAGTCCCTTGGATTCTTGTCTAAGAATAGCGACTGCACCTTCTTTATCTAACAGTTTCTTTTTTTCTTCCAAAGCCAATGAGCGAGCATTGATGTACTTGAGAACTGCAAACGATCCTAACTTGGCAGGCAGGTGATAGTGGTTTCTCATTCTGACAGCGCTCCTACCAAGACTTTTTCCTGCTCTGCGGTCAAAGCGAAAGTATCTCTGAGTTTGTCAGTGGTATAGGCTCCCTCTTTGATCTTCTGGATTGCTAGACCCAAACGATTGTTGTCGATAGTTGGTTTCTTTCTGACAACTTCATGGGTGGATGAGTCTGCGTCATTGTCACCAGAGGTTGGGATTGCAAATGTCTGGAACGCCATGTATTTATAGGCTGCTGACATTGCCTTGTTGGTGGCTTTGTCTCCACTATCCATCGCTTCACCAAATGTCCTGGCGGTGTGTTTAGACCCATCTTCAGCGGAGATCAGATCGAACTCAGCTTCTACGGTCACATAGAATAGTGCGCCACCTGATTTGCTGACTCTTTCTTCGCAGGTTCTAGCCAACATCCTGGGAACGATGACAAGACCATTCTGTGCCATGATTGATGACAAGACGTTATAGACAGCGTCAATGCCTCGGAAGTTGTATCCCTGACCTTGATTGTTTCTTGAGTCTTTGGCGATGCCGATTTTGCAAAGCTCTGCTTGGACTGAATTGATTGCTTGATAGACTTTCATTACTACTCCTTAGGTTAAATTATCAATCTGTTTTTTCAGCTTGATGACCTCTGCTTTGTGATCTTCAGACTGAAACTGCATCATAGTACAAATTTCACGGATTTTCGACTCCAGCATCCCCACTCGATAGGCTAGTCGGTCTACGTTCTCGCCGTTGCGATAGTGGATGTCTGCGGTTTGTTTGATTGAGTTGATGATGTATTCAGGATTCATTTCTTTTCCACTTGTTTAGACAATAACCAACGATCCCCCAAGATACGCACAGAACGCACCCAGGCGCGTTGATTGTGACGGTTCTGCTCCTTGGGTACATAGTCCACGTTAAAAAGCCTACGAACGGTTTTAAGGGCTTGTGTTTTCATTAACCCCTCCAAGCCAACATGATGCCGATAGCGATCATGGACGCGATGGTGATGATTGCTGAGATTGTTTCTTTCATAACTACTCCTAGAAGGGGCAAAAGCCCCGTTTGTTAAGCGTAAGTTAAACCCTCAAATTCGAGGTTATCAGCAAAGCTAGGTGCTGCTGATTTACGAACATTGATTGCAACGCAACCAAGACCGTACCATTTTGCCAAATACTCTTTGGCAATTTTGGTGTTGGCTACCAAGGTGATCTCGGTAGCAGAAAAGTCGGAAGGAAGGAAGGTGAAATCGGTAGTCATTGAGGACTCCTTAAAAGTTGCTAAGTTCATTTGCTACTCCAAGTTAATTTGTTAAGGTGAATGAATCTTAACGCACAACTTAACACTTTGTCTAGGGACTTTCCCTAATGTTGAGTGATTTGTTAAGGTTACAATGTTAAGGCTGGTCAGAAACAGGGTTAGCGCCTGGTGGATCAATGTATCGAGTGCAACGCCCACAACTCTGCTTTATGAGGCTGACCAGCACTAACACGCATGGGGATTGCCTAAATGGGTATCCGCAGAGAGGTCCGGTATTGGACGACGACTCCAGTCCCCAGCCGTGTTGGTGAAGTTCAGATTCTGGAACGCTGCACCCATAGTGCAGAGGACTACGCGGTTTAACAGGCGCGTGCGCCAACAACTTTAAGGAACACCATGAATTTGCAAGACGCCATCAAAATCGCTGGAAACAAGAGTAAACTCGCCTCCCTCTTGGGAGTGTCGAGGGCTGCTGTGACGCAGTGGGATACGCTCCCTGAGAAACGTATCAACCAGCTAAAGGGAATCAAGGAATGGCAAACGCATTTCAGTGGCGCACAGGACAAAGTTCCATCGGAATCGAACTCCAGCGCCAGCGAGACAAGTCAACAATGACCACAGTTCGCAAAGACGATCCGAACAAAGAGGAAACTCTGACGAAGTTCAGAAAGTCGATCACGATCATTCCTACGACACATCGCTTGCCAAGCAAGGCAAAAATCTAGTAAAATTAACTGAACACGGCTAGGTTAGCTACCGAAAAGACGATTCGTTACCGTCCTGCCTTCAGTGTTCTTCAGTAACGACAACCGACAACGTAAGGTTAAAAATGGCGACTCTCACGCTAAAAAAAGCCAAACTCATTGGCGAAACTCCCTTAGAAAATTTGGCTAATAAATTTGTTGTTATGCGTCAATCGCGTAGCAACAAATCATTTCGCTTTACCTGCATTCACGATACACAAGCACTTGCTATGCGCGAGGCAAAAAGATTGCAGGTTATGTATCCCACAGAACGATTTCTGATCTTGCAGGTTCAGGGTTGGGCAGATTGGGAGGCATGATGCACTTTTACCAGTTCCACATTGGTGACTACATCAGTCACACCAGGCATCTTTCATTGATGGAAGACCTGGCATTTCGCCGTTTATTGGATCATTACTATTTACATGAAGAACCCATAAAACAGCGAGACATTGCGCGTCAGATCGGCATGAGAGAAAACGAACAAGAAGTTTTAACTGTTCTTGATGAGTTCTTTGTTTCGACTGAAAGTGGTTACATACATCCACGGGCAGACTCAGAAATAGCCAAGTATCGCAAGTTTTCTGAAGATGGGAAAAAAGGGGCGGCGTTGCGTTGGCATAAGGATGGCAATGGGGAGGCTAATAGCCCCCCTAATGCGACCCCAATAGCAACCAATAACCAAGAACCAATAACCAATAACCAAGAACCATATATTAAAGAAGGTAAACCTTCTTTGTCGGGAAGTACCTTCCCGCCCTGTCCACAAAAAGAATTGTTAAATCTTTACAAAAAGCATTTGCCACACTTAACGCAACCAAGGTCGTGGGAAGGCTCCAGGCAGTCAAGTCTTAAACAGAGATGGATACAAGCTGGCAAACCATCGGACTATTCTCCTGAAGGTTACAAAACAGTTCAGGAAGGGTTGAAGTGGTGGGATTCATTTTTTGGTTACATAGCAAACGACACAAACCTTGCCCGTGGGTTTGAGGGCAACGGGCGAACATGGCGACCAGACCTTGAGTGGATTGTTAACGCGACTAATTTCCAGAAAATCATAGATGGGAAGTACAACAAATGACATTTGCTAAACCAACTCAAAAATCTGAAACGCAAGATGAATTTCAGAGGCTTTTATGCACAGTGCCTGGATGTGGAAAACCTTGGTCAGTCAAGATTGACAAACCAATGTGCAGTTATCACCAATGGAATAAAGAGAAAAAAACACAACAGAATTGGTATGAACCAAAGGAGATTTTTTAATGATTCACTATCATGGTTTACCAATAACTCCTGCAACTGTTGCAGCAAAGGCAATAGAAGCAGGTCATGCTTTTGTTTCATATGCTCATCCAGATCAACTATCCATAGCAATAGAACTTTGTCAATCATTTGCAATAGATAACGGTGCTTTTAGTGCGTGGAAATCTGGAAAACCAATTACTGATTGGAATGGTTTTTATGATTGGGCATTAAACATAAAAAAAATTCCATCATGCGATTTTGCAGTTATTCCAGATGTGATTGATGGGAATGAATCAGACAATGATGCGTTATTGAAAGATTGCCCATTGCCTAATTGGTTTGGTGCTCCTGTTTGGCATATGCATGAAAGTTTAGAAAGACTTGAACAACTTGCAAATACTTATGTCAGAGTTTGCATTGGAAGTTCTGGAGAATACTCAACTGTTGGTAGTCAATCGTGGTGGTCAAAAATAGGTCAAGCAATGAGGGTTATATGTGATGACATGGGTAGACCAATTTGCAAACTTCATGGTCTTAGGATGCTTGATCCTGCTATTTTTACAAAACTGCCTTTTGCTTCTACTGATAGCACAAACATTGGAAGAAATGTTGGAATAGACAACAATTGGAAAGTAGGAAACTATCAACCACCTACCAAAGAAATGAGAGCACAAGTTATGAGATCAAGAATTGAATCGCATAACGCACCAGCAACTTGGAATTTTCAAATGGTTGAACAAGGGGTCTTATTGTGAATAAATATTCATACAAATTTAAATGTACTTGTCCAGTAAATCAAAAAAACATTCAATATTCTTTAACAATAGAAACTGAAGAAATGATTATGGTTGAAGAATTAACACAACACATTAAAGATCATTGTTCTGAAGGTTTTCACGAAAACATAGCTGATGATCTTTTTTGTTCATTTGGAGGTTTACAAAAATTAGTTGCTAATCATCATGGTGTTTTGATTGAGACTTATCGCAAATGACCAAGACTGAAGCCCATAATTTATTAGACATGGTGAAAAATGGAATCCTCATCGAAGCCCACCGAATCAGGAAAGCACTCATCCTTACGGGAGACATTCCCAACGTACTTGGAAGACCTAGAAAACAGACTGGTGGAGCACTATGCACAAGTAGCAATCAACCATATCGAGCACAGCAGGCATATGGTGAAGATTTTTCAAAAGGACTTTCCTGACTTGGGAAAGAAAGTAGCAAAGAGACTAGGAGAATTGAATGGACAGAAATGAAATAACCCGCATAGCTAGAGAAGCTGGATTTGTTGGCATGGACGGCGATTATGGAACACTACGGCGCTTTGCAAACCTTGTAGCTGCTGCCGAGCGTGAGGCATGTGCGAAAGTGTGTGATGACCACATTAACGGAACTCCTGAATGGAATTCTGCGGCAAATAACTGCGCCGCCACCATCCGAGCAAGAGGTAATCATGCTAATGGTTAACTTCACTGTCTACGGACCACCACAAGGAAAAGCCCGACCCAGGTTTCGCAAGATCGGAAACTTTGTCCAAACTTACACGCCTGCCAAAACAAAATCTTACGAAGACGAGATAAAGATGTTTGCCAAGGCAGCAATGGGCGCAACAGAGCCACTAGAAACGCCTGTGGAGGTTTTTTTATACATCAGGAATAGCGTACCAGCGTCATACTCAAAAAAACGCACTGAGGCTTGTTTATCTGGTCAAGAAAAACCAATCAACAAAACAGACATTGACAACATTGCCAAGGCTTTTCTGGATGGTATGAATGGAATTGTCTACAAGGATGATAGACAGGTTGTTGAACTTCATGCAAAAAAAACATACGCTGAGATTGCAGCAGTTGAAGTTTTAATCAAAGAAATATGATATAAATATGTTAACAGCTACCTTTAGCGGGGGAAAAGACGATTCATCACCGTCCTGCTGTTGCCTTCAAGTGATGACAAATGCCATGATGAGGTGTTTATGATTACTCAAGAAATCTTAAAAAGTTATCTTACATACGATCCTGACACTGGACATTTTGTAAGAAACAGAGACAAAAAAATACTTGGCACAAAACATTCAACTGGTTACATAGTAATTCGATTAAATAAGCCAATAAATAAGTTATATAAAGCTCATAGATTAGCTTGGTTATATATCTACGGATATTTTCCAAAAAATGTTATAGATCATATAAACAGAGATGGATTTGATAATAAATTATCAAATTTGCGAGAAATAACGCAAAAACAAAATTCAGAAAATAGATTGTTAAACAAAAACAATACCTCTGGATTTAAAGGTGTTTCTTGGTCAAAAAATAATAATAAATGGAGAGCAAGAATTTGGAATAACAAGAAAGAAATATTTTTAGGTTTTTTTGATGAAAAAATTGATGCTGTAAATTCATATATAGAAGCAGCAAGAAAATTTCATACAGTAAATCCATATGTGAATTAAAAATGGCTGATTTCAAACTCTATAACTACCAACAGGCTCACCAGACGATCCTAGACCTGATGCCAAGAATAAAAGCTAGATTGCAGTCTGGAAATGTGTTAACCTTAACAATCAAAGAGGAAAACAGAAGCATTGACCAAAACTCGATGTTTCACGCGCTCATAGGGCAAATTGCACAACAGGCGCAGCACTTTGGAGCGCAATGGGATACTGAGAGTTTTAAGCGTTTCTTGATCGACCAATGGGCGCATGAAACTGGTAGATCAACGGGTAAGGTTGTACCTAGTTTGGACGGAGAAAGGCTTGTTCAGCTAGGTTTACAAAGCAGAAAGTTTAGTAAGCAAGACGCAAGCGAATTCACGGAATGGGTTTTAGCTTGGGGAACACAAAACGGAATCACTTTTAAGGAGTAGTTATGACAGAACGAGAAGCATTGAAGCTGGCGCTGGAAGATTTAAAAAGATTTTCGCCATATTTCAAAATTGAAGAAATCGGAAGAGCACACGTCTGAACTCCAGTCACGTTTCGGAATCTCGTATGCCGTCTTCTGCTTGAAAAAAAAAAAAAGAACACAAGCAACGAAATAACTGATCAGCTCAACGACCTGGAACAGCCCGCCGCACGCATCGTCTAGCAATACCGCAACGCAAAACGATGACACACAGCATGGAAACTACGACACGAGCATGCGCGTCAGGGACAGCTCGGATGCG